CGAAGACCTAATTCAAAATCTGTTGTGGGTCTCCATCCAATTTTATTTGTTATTTTACTATGATCCATTCCGTATCTTTTGTCAATACCTGGTCTCCCTTTGTTGACACCAATCAAACTATGAGGTTTCTTCATCATATCTAATATCATTTTTGTTACATCTATATTTCTCTTCTCACATGACCCTCCTATGTTGAAGTGATCATTGATAATACGTTGTTCTTCTAATTCCCATATAGCAGCACAATGATCTTTCACATACAACCAATCTCTTATCTGATGCCCACCATCATGCATGTAAGTTATCTTATCATCTAATGCATTACTTATAGTGAGTGGTATCAATTTTTCTACATGTTGATGTGGACCATAGTTATTACTGCAATTAGTAATAAGATAAGGTAAACCATATGTATTATGCCAAGACCTAACAAAATAGTCAGACGCAGCTTTGCTCGCTGAGTACGGATTTCTTGGGTCATACGGAGTGGTCTCCTTGAATAAATCTTCATCATCGTACTCTAAAGAACCGTATACTTCATCGGTGGATATGTGATGGAACTTTTCTACATTACGTTTCAAACTCGCATTCAATAAATTGATAGTGCCTACTACATTTGATTCAAGAAAAGGTCTATAGTTTTTTATAGACCTATCAACATGTGACTCAGCAGCAAAGTGAAATATCTTTCTCGGTTTATACTTATCAAAAATATAATTTACATGCTCCTCATTTGTTATGTCACACCACTCAAATATAAATTGATCTGTGTCTGGTATGAACTTTATATCAGCAGCGTAAGATAGATTGTCTACTACAACAACTGGTTCTAGTAGATCAGTATCATTAGAAATATAGTGAAGGAAATTGCTGCCAATAAACCCTGCACCACCAGTGACTAGGTACATAATTCGATATACTTATCAATGTATGCTTTTGCTTTTTTCAGATCTTCTAATTTGTCACCCTTGTGACCTGCACGACAAACGTACTTCACAACATTACCTGCAAAAAAATCTAAGTTTTGATCTGCTATAAAATCCCAGACTTGTATCTTACCACGTTGGTAATGAGCAGGGTCTTCTGGTGTGAACATTAGTAGTGTCCCCATGCATGATGATCAACTCTGTTGTAATCATCTTGTAGTCTCACAATGTCATCCTCCTTGCAATCTCCACGTTGTACTTCAATTATAGTTATGCCATTTTTACCACCAGTAATTCTGTGTCTTTGTTCGATACCAATAAAGAATGTATCACCAACTTTGCAGTTAGTTTCAATATCATTCTGAGTGATTACACCATCACCCTTGACAACGACCCAGTCCTCTGTCCTGTATCTGTGAAATTGATATGATATTCTCATATCAGGTTCCACGTACAACTCCTTCACACAGTAATTGTCACCCCTGTGGAGAACTTTGAACCATCCCCAAGGTCTAAATTCTTTTTCTATCATGATATCATTATACCAGATCTAAAGTATTCACGCAATGCTTGTATATCTATTTTGATACCAGACATGAACATTGCTTTCGTAAGTATCTCGTATTTAGATATGTGATGGTAGGGATGAAATTTTGATTGTAACTTCTCAACATCAATAGGTTGATCCCATATAGCAAGATATATCTTATTATATAATGAGTCAATGACCAAGGTATTACTACCGACATACGACTGATACTCTTGCACAGGCACCACCACATCATTGATTCTTATAAGATCATCTCTACCATCAAAGAAATATGCAGCACCCCACTTCCTAAACTTATCGCTAGTCTGAAAATCATTTATAGTAAGATGTCCATCAACAATATCCAGCCTATAAAAATCATCGACAGGATAAAATTTATTGGGAGCGAACTCAAAGTTAGATGCTTTGTTTACTAACACAGGACCTGAGGTCTCACTCATTCCGTACATGCTAATAATATCTTTTACTTTCCACCCAACATATTGCACCCACTCTGGTCGTATCGCTGCAAGGGTGTATACATTCAACTTAGTAAAATTGACAGACTCACATAAGAACTTCTCTATATCATCTGTGTATGGAAATTGAACATGATCAATGTCATCAAGGGATCTTGTGTTTCTGCTTGATGCATATATGTTTGTGACATCATCAGACATCAAGGTCGGTAGAAAGAAAGTAGCAAAACTACTACCATGCATGAACTTTCTAGTGGTGACTATCTTACCATAAAACTTTTCTGCATTACGTTTACACAACCTATACATGAACTCATGTGTGTGTTGTATTTTCTTTGGTGTACCAGTGGTTCCACTACTGGTGCACATCATGATCACACTATCAGGTGTGGCATCGAATGTATTATTAGGTGTGTCATCAGTCCAACTCTTTATAAAGTTTCCAGTGATCCACTTCTCTGATATATCAACATAAAACTTTGCCTCTGATCCTTTGCCTGAGTCATCATCTTCCTCAAACTCTGATTCAGTGGTGAAGATATAATTTATAGGTAACATCAAGGATGTCTTAGCATCTATATTTTTTCTCTTTGTCCTATAATATATTCTCTTTGAAGATGATGTGACAGAAGCAACAACTGTAATCATTCCTAGTTCACATGTTGCAAGGAACAATGCTGTAGCATCATACCCTCGCAAACCATTCATTACAGTTTGTCCTTTCTTTGCTTTACATCTTTTAGTCAGTATATTTTTGAATACATCAACACGATTACATAGATTATTATAATCATACGTATCGTCAAATATTATTTTCTTATTTACTATCGCTCTGGATATCACTAATGTAGTTTGCATAATCAGGGTTGGGATGATTGACTAATCTTTTATGGTATAATTCTATCACAGTTTTTGCTGCTGTGCCTTCAAAGAATGCAGGTACTAATCCATGTATTATGCTTGCCACTCCTGAGTATATCAATCTTATCCCTGCAAAAAAAGCAAAGACACAATGTCTCCCCCAAGTTTCTTTACTCTTGGCGAGATGCTTTTTGCTTCTCAAGAATAGGTTGTACTTCTTTCCAATCATTATCAAAAATTTCTAGACCCTTGTCAGTAAGAACATGGTTATACATTTTCTCAAACACTGCAGGTGGCATTGTGACAACGTCAGCACCATGTGCAAAGGATTGAGACACACTATTGACGTATCTAATTGACGCTGATAGTATTCTTGTTCTATGTATGCACTGTACTTTATATACTTGGTCGATATCTTTTATGAGGTTCAAACCTGCAATAGAATTATCATCTAGTCTACCCACGAATGGTGATACGTATGCTGCACCTGCTTTTGATGCAAGTATTGCCTGTGCCACATCAAATATAAGAGTGACATTCACTCTAATCAAATCTCTTGATAGTTGACTGCATGCTATAAGACCATCACGAGTGCATGGAACTTTGATAGTAGAACACTGTCCAAACTTTGATACAAGTCTTCTACCCTCATCAATCATCTCACCTGTGGTGCCCATGACTTCCATACTGATATCTTTTATACCCATATCTTTCAATTCTTGATACACATCCTCTGGATGTCTACCACTCTTCATGATAAGTGAAGGGTTAGTTGTTATGCCATCTATGAGACCTGTTGCAAAGTGCTTTCTGATTATATCTGTGTCTGCTGTATCAAGAAAGATACGCATATTATCGGATGCCATCATACTGGTAATTCAAAGTAGTTCAAGTTTAGCACACACCTTACCTTAGTGTCAATCTGAGACACACCTCTGTGCTTTATATTTGAGGGAAACTTGACATACCTATTTGCCACACTCGTCACCTTTTCACCCGTCTCAAATTCTGTATACCCATCATTAGTATTGATATAGTATATTCCAGTGGTCATGGTACTACAATTCACATCGCAATGGAAATCACTGTACGCTCTCTTTGGTTTGACAGGTTCAAGATTAGCTTTGATTCTATGCAGTGCAACAAAACGAATCTTGTTTACGATAGGTATGAGTATGTCAATAGATTTTGATACCTCGTGCACACCTGTCCCATTACATGAATGAAATGTAAAGAAAACATGCACAAATTGGTAGTCGTCTATACCTTTTTTCGTTTGCGTTGATACTTTTGACTCATTAAACTTCCAATCTATACCACCATTACCAAGCATGTAATCATGAATTTTCCTGTGCTGATCAGGGGTTAGGAAGTTGTCTACTACTTCAATCATTCAATCACTAAATAGGCTAGCATACTATAGGATAAAAGACCTATGAAAAGACTTCTATTTGTCTTTACATTATTATCTATAGGACTCCCTGCAAGAGCAGATATCACACATAAGTTATCTAGTAGTGTTCAATTACAAGTGAACGCTGCAGCAACGCAGGTTGAAAGGATCGGGTCGTCGTTCTCGATAACGGGGAACGGGGTGGACACGACTGATGGTACAACTGCAAACACAGTCTCTGTTGGTACTATAACTTCAGGTGTTTATGCTCCTGGTACTATAGCAGCAACTCAAGATGTACCTGGTGCAGCGTTCAGCTTTACCCAGTCATACACCCAAGCAGATGCTGTTCCACAATCAGCTCCAACAGTAGGTGCTGTAGGAAACTTCAGTAATC